GCACGGCCATCATATTTACGGCCTGATTTTAAAATGTTGTTAAATGACTTAGGATTGTTTTCAGCTTGACGGAATGTCACGGCTGTGATTGTAATACCACTAATAAGTAATAGGTGAAACGTGGCACTAAGACCGAAAGCAATATAGCTTCCTACCATTAGGGCAAAAATACCAGACCAAATAAAGAATAGACTCTGGAAGATCATATGTGCTACCATGGGGTCTAAGTTGCGTAGTGGTGATTTTTCGACTGTCATTACGCTGTCCCACATGTCTTTGGGAATAGCAGCTAGTGTTGAGATAGTAGTTGCCCAACCAATGGGTTTTACTTTTTTCATATTATTCTCCGTGTGTGTTAAAAGTCAAACCCAGTTAGGGTTTGACCGTTATTAGAATCAATATAACATAGTTTATTATTTTGTCAATAGTAATTATCCGTTGAGTTGTTCAACTGCAGATGCAGCATTATTAATAGCAATTTTACGAGGCTTCTTTTCTTCGGGAATTACATTTTCTAACGAAATAGTTAGAATGCCGCTATCAAGTGTTGCACCGTTTACTACAATCGTATCCGATAATGTAAAGGTCCTGCGGAAGTTACGTGCGGAAATACCACGGTGCAGGTAATCAGGTTCATCTTCTTTGGGAGATTGATTTCCATCAATAGTGAGTGTTCCATCTCTCAATTCAATGTCCAAATCATCATAAGTAAAGCCTGCAATTGCTAACTGCAATTCATAGGTTTCATCTGACGTTTTGATAATATTATAAGGGGGATAGTTTGCTTGACTCGGTGTTTCTTGTCTCATCCTTTCAATCATTCGGTCAAAGCCGATGAAGAATGGATCATTTAACATAGACGTATCTAATCTGCGTGTATTCATTTTGTTTCTCCTTAAATAAGCAAGATTAATATAAGGAACCCTTTACGGCATTCCTATACAGTATATATAATACATTTTTCTAAAATGTCAATGGTTTTAATTAATTATTTTCAGTATAAGGCTGAAAATTACTTCCATTGGCAACCATGCAGGCAATACCATTAGGATATAATGAAACTAAAGTCCATGAACCTGTATCCTGATTAACCGTGAAAACAAATTCAGTTTTGATGGTTTGTCCTGAGGCATGAATATTCAATATTTGTCCATTAAACAATACCGGTTCATTATGCCTTTGAGAAATTGCGGCAATCTCTTGCATCGTGGCACAAGATTGCATTGCATAAAATGGTGGGTAATTTGATTCTTGGGCAACAGCGGGTGCCGCAAGTAGTGCTGTAAGTAGTGTTAGATATTTCATATCATCTTCCTATTCTCCAGTACTACCAAACCCTCCGTCTCTTTCGGTTTTTTGTTCTGGACGTTCTGTGGTTTCATTTAATTCAATGTTTGTTGTTGGTTCAATTAAACATTGAGCTAATCGCTCACCGTGCTCAATAGTAATAAGACTATCACTAAAATTCGTGAGCATTATAAACGACTCCTCGACATAATCAGAATCAATTATGCCAACACCATTTGCCATGGCTAAACCTTTTTTAAGTGCAGTACCTGACCTAATATACATCTTCATAACGTGACCTTTTGGTACGTCAAAGATTAAACCTGTAGGGACGAGTACTCTCATCTCTGGTGGTAGTTGAAAGGCATCAGGTTTTTGTCCAACACCTTTCACTACAATATCCAACTTCTTGTTCCATGTATTGTAACCAACAAGTCTTTGTTTTTGTTCAATACAGGCTGCTATATCAAAACATGCCGATCCTTCTGTTGCGTATTCAGGCATCGTAGCACGCTCATTCATTTTATAAACATTCATATTATTTCTTTCCAATATTATATTTTGCTTCAAGTATCCAATTATCTTTTTCTTTATGTGAAAGAATTTTGATTTGGTTTAAAGGTGCAATTGGGTCTTGCGCCTTTTCAGTGTTCACAATATTAACCAAACCCCATTCTTCCAATAAGTTAACTATTGTATTACGTCTTGCATTATCTTCTTCGATAAACGTGTCCTTTTTACCATCTAGGATAAACAATTCTTTAAAATGTAGAATTGCATAGCGACCTTGTTTATGTAGGATGTGGCAAGATTGGTATAATTTCTTTTCTTTACGAGATGAAATACCAATACGTGTGAGTGTTTCTTTGATTTTTAGAAAGCTGTCCTGCGTTGGTAGGGAAATTTCAATGCCTACTCCTCTAAAAATGTTTTCTTCAATTTGCATAACGATAGCACCTTTATTATTGTTATTATTTAGGCGATGCTCTCATGACCATCCGAATATTTATCATTTTCTTACCCTCCTGTGCTCAATTTGGAATGTACCTCTTTGAGATCAGCGGTTGATAATGCTTTGAGATAGAGTTTAGCAATTGTTCTATTGCATTGGTATACTTCTTGAATGGCATCAAGGTCTTTGCTTTTATCAGCTTTTGGCCATTTGCTAAACCGTTTACGTTTACGCAATACACCTCGGTAATATTGAAATTGCGCATCTTTGAATAAGTGTGCTCTTTGATTCATTTCGTTTGCGTGAAGAATGGAATCCTCAAAGTTAGTGAACCCACGGTTAACAATATATGGAACATATAGATTTTCCGCCATCTCAGGGTTTTCATGGTTTGCAATCAAATCATCTTTTGAAAATGAGGCTGCGTTCATAAAATCAAAAGGTGTTATTTCTTTGACCATTTAGGTTCTCCTCAAGGTCTTTAAGCATATCATCAAAGTCATCGGCACAATTTTGACATAGCTTTAGGTGTAACGGTCCATCCGCGGTATCAATGTCAACACTGTAAATGTCTTTCTTATTAACAGTGCTTTCACAATTAAAACAAGTGTGCATACCTATAAGTTTTTTAATCCATTCACTCATTTGAAACTCGTTTCTATCATAATTTCGGTTAAGAATGCAACCATGTTAACTTCAAGGTCAGCAACAAAGTTGGCCTTATACATATAGTCAGCAAGTGTTACAACAAAACCTGGCATTGATCTCATTTCAATTTTATCGTTTGACATATCATAGATACGACGGAACATCTCATTCATATCCTGGTCACTGTTTTTAGCAACCCATTTACGCATATTGGTAAAATCTTTTGCTTTGAGTAATTCAAACAGTGCATCCATTGATTCTTGTTTAAGATTAATAAAAATACCTTCATCAATTTTACCCGAAGCTGCATATGATTGCAATTCAGTTAAAACACGACGGAAGTCAGGAAAATGTTTTTGGATTACTTTTGCAACTACCGCTTTATCGTGAGCGACGTTTTCCGTTTCAAGAATTGCCTCTACTCGTTTCATAAATTGCATCGCAAGTTTAGGACGGTCACTGGTTTCAATACTGAAATCAACTTCTGATAAACGAGAACGGAGTGGTGCAATGATACGGTTTTTGAAGTTACACGTAAAGATGAAACCACAATTGGATGAGAATTCCTCAATAAAATTACGGAGTGCGGGTTGCACGTTAGCAGCATTTAGGTAATCTGCTTCATCAAAGATAACATATTTACGGCCGCCTTGAAGTGATACCGCTGACGCATATGTTGAAATATCATAGCGGAGGGTATCAATGTTTACGTTCAATGATCCGTTCTTAACAATATAGTCACAACCCATTTCTTCGAGCATTGCTTTTGCAATTGTTGTTTTACCAACACCTGGTCCACCACTCAATAACAGATTAGGAATACTATCATCAGATACGAATTTTTTAAACATATCTTTAGTTTTTTGCGGAAGGATTGTGTCTTCGATAACCTGAGGTCTATATCGTTCAACCCACAATACTTCATTTGCTTTTGCATCTACAGCCATTTAATCACCATTTCATAATATAAAAAATAAGGTGGGGGCATTTCACCCCCGAAGTTTTTACTGAACTTTGTCAGCGAGCGGTGCATCTGCTGGAACATTAGCAGGCGCATCCATAGGCATTTGGCCTTGAGGTGCTTCACCTTGTGGAGCGTTCTGTTGCAAAAACATTTCCAACTTGTTGCGGAGCATGCCTACTCCTGCCAATTCACGGCCTTCAATGCCGCCGCGGCGTGATACAACATCAATCATTTGAACAACTGTTGCGATATCTTGTAGCGAGAGTTGTACCTTCTCTTGCTCTTGATTTTCGTTTTCCATTTAGGATCCTTTCTTATAAGTCGACTTTGTGTCAATTGCTACGTAATATGTAGCTTCATTACCTTTGAACTCAGAGATACCTTTACTTGAAAGCGTAACTTTGTAGTCCTGAGGTAGGAGTTTCAAATTATCAGTCTTGATGATAATTTTGAATGTGTCGGGTGTTACACCGATTTCTACACCATAATCATCAGCTCTTTCGCTAGATGAGTCAATGGCTTTAAGATAGCATTTGCCATCTTGTCCAACAAATGCAACTTCAGAGAACTGAAGCACACCTGCTGCTTTCACCACTGATTGGATATCTTCCCACGATACCGCCACTTCAACGTCAGCGTCTGTGATCTGAATTTCTTTCTCAGGTGGTGTATGAATCATAGAGATATCAGCAAACGCATAACGTGTGCGCTGTTTACCTTCTGTGATAATAAAGTATTTATCATGGAATTCTACATCCGGATTTGAATGAAGTGACAAAATTGATAGAAATCTTGACAAATCATAGATACAAGCCTGTGATGGAATTTGATCTGGAATTGTTGCTGATGCAAGCAATGTTTTCTCAGGTGTGATTGTTTTCAATACACTACCTGGTTGCATCAAAATTGATTTATTAATAGTAGAGAAACTCTTCAGAATAGTCAGAGTACGGTCAGAAAATTGCATTATATAAGACTCCTGTCATTGTGTTATCTGTTTATTTTATTACGCTTTTGCCTTTTTGTCAATGGCTTTTTTGCTTTTTGAGATGTTTTATCAGCAGTTAGTGGTGCACCGAGTGAACCGATGTGTGCCATTGAACCTTTGAATACATATGCTCCAATATGTTGCAACTGCATCCATGGGCAAGTCCAAATTCTTAATCCAATATCACGTGCTTTACGGCAGAAGAAGTAATCTTCCGATAGATACCGTTTTGATACTGGGTCAATCATACAATCAAAGAATGCGTGGATCATTGTTTTACCATCAAAGTTTTCAGTACGAACATGGTCAGGTTTATAACTCATCTCAGGATATGCTTCTTTCCATTTAATAAGTGTTTCACGTGGGATGAGCATAAATCCTGTACCTGCTTCTGCAACCTCCATTGGTTCACCGACATTAAATGTTGCCTGTCCTTGAACCGGGTTCATAACATAATCAGCAGTATAGTTTTCTAATTCAAACGGATCTTTATCAGCACGACCTTCTTTGGCAGCACGTGCTACCTTTTCCCAAGCAATTGTTTTCTTTGGGTAAGGACCTGTTACGATATTATAATTCTCAGGATCTGAAATGTTAACCGCAAGCATTGCAAGAATATCTTTTGCATTGAAACCAATATCAGAATCAATAAAGACCATGTGGGTGCATTCTGACCTTAGGAATTCATCAACACAATAGTTACGTGCTCGCTGTACAAGGCTTTCATTAAACAAATAATAAAACTTTACGGTGATGCCATTTGCAGCACACATCATAGCCAAATCTGTTGAAGCCTTTGTATATGAGCCAGCACATTGGGCACCATACATCGGACTTGCTATGAAGAGGGAAAACTTTCGTAATTCCTCAACTGTTACTTCTATTTTATTACTCATATCATCTCCATATCATTTTCAGCTCGATGGATTGCCTGCAAACGCATAACATCCGCAAGAATATCCCATGAGCTATCGTGTTCTTTAAAATTATTTTCCCACACTTCTGTACTATTGATTGGACAAAAACCATTGATCTTTGGGAAATCCAATTTTGCATCAATATAAGTACGTGTATCTCGTATTCTCCAAAACTTTAGGTATTCTTCCATGTGTAGAAGTTTGTTTTGTGATTTAAACAAACGACCTAGAATAATAGGATCAAACGTATTTGATCTTGACCACCAATATGTAATGTTTGGTTGGCTAATCAAATAATCCATAAACTCTGAACAGAACATTTCAACAGTTAAATCATTGGGTGTTGGTTTGATATGCCTACGCACCTCAGGACCTAGTGACTCCCACCAATTAACTGTTGATGCATCAACTTCATATCCATACTTTTTAACCTGATTAACAACATCAAGTTTAAACCGTTTTGCTTTTACAACATCGTTGAAGTTGTATGGCTCATCAAGAAACTTATCCCAATTGAATACCATAACCGAACAGTCGATTACAGCACATTTATTAGCATCCTTTCCGAATGTTTCGAAGTCAATTATAAGATCGTTTCTCACGCAAAGAACTCCTCTAATGTAGGTTGATTACTTGTACCTCGGACATCCATTTCTGTCTTTTCAGTATGATTATTCTGACGCAAATAGTTTGTTTCAGACATAGGTAGTTCACCGTTAAGGAATTTTGCAATCTGCAAGTGCATATCACGAGATGTTGGTACAGGAACATTTTGGGCAATGTGGTTCATAGAAGTCATTCCATTAAGCAACTCAAAATCATCAGGGAAACCCATCAAATACAATGCTTCACGGATTGTTAGTGAACGGTCATAGTGCGGATGTACTGTGTCTGCAAGGTTACGTCCAATAACAGCATTCATACAATCATCAAACACATGGACTGATGCATCCCAAACGCCCAAACCTTGAGCAAACTTTTTGATGGCATGGTCAGTTACGTGTATCCCACGTGTATGTCCTGTCTCGTGCATCCATTTATTTGCCTCTTGAATTTTACCTGATTTGTTTACATATCCAAATGCCGTTGCCGCAATCTCACGGATAACTTGACGTGCTGTCATATTTGATCCTGGTGGTAGCATTGCTTCAACAAAATTATAATAAGGTTCATCCATTAGGTTTTTGTTTACAATCAAATCTTGGTGTAGTGCATCATCTTTGACATCGTTTACATATTCATCAAATCTACGACGTGGGCGTTTATGCCAATCCATAATAGGTGCAGTTTCTGATTTCCAACCAATAGCAAAGGTACGGTCACGTGCTTGTGGAATACCATGATATTTTGTTGATGTTTTATATAATGTCATACTATAACCTGCTTTGCTGCAAATGTCAAATAGTTTATCTGCTACAGGTCGACCTTTATTAGTAAATAGTGCAGGAGCGTTTTCAACAATAATAGCTTTGGCTTCAAACCTATTAATACCTTCTTTAAAAACTTCGTACATCCATTCGTTCTTTTCACAACCTGCACCTTTTGCGTCAGGCGCCTTTGCAGTATTCAATTGTGACAATGCAGCACAAGGTGGTGTACCGCTAACAACATCAAGTGATCTTTTTGCGGCTTCAGGAATCATTGTATAGGCAATATCTCGACCTTTTGTTACATTCTGATAGTTAACATAGTGACTATCGTTTGCTCCAAAGTCAGGATAGGAATAGATTGTTTCAGGTGGCTTGCCGAATGCTTTTTCCGCTCCTAGCATTTGACCGCCGATTAGTGGAATGATTGGAGCCCAGGTAATTTCTTTGTTCATAATATATCCTTATTTAAAAAAATGCTTCGAGTGTTGCTGGTTTTTGAACTTCATATCCAGTTAAATC